GTCATTTTTAAAATTCCAAAAACGCATCACGCGACCTCTGACCGAGGATTGGGGCTCCAGGCCCTGCACCTATTCAACCCAGTCATAGTGAATCGCGCGTTAGTCTCGATTGCCTGCATTTATAACGTTTGTATCATTAAGTCGAAAATGACTACGAAATTAAACTTCGCTCATCTACAAGTAGGTAATTACTATACTTACTCGCCAAATCCAACAGTTGTATCTTAATCCAATTAAAACTAGTTTTGATCATATCGAATTGTTCCACTTTGAAATTCATCAGAGTAGTCAAGTATAATAAAGCACTGTCAACAGCCAAATAGTGGCTGTGAAAACCATGCCAAACGCGACTACCAGATTTTCGCTCATACCCAGCCTTGGGATTGAGTATGTTTGATTCGATCTCCATAATATATCTTTTGATTCCATAAGGTAACCCTAGAACTGAACCAATGAGTATGTACTGCATATGTCCGCTAACTGAGACTAGTCTGTCATTAATCATTACTGTAGTACCAACTATATTATAATCTATACCACTTTTGTCTTTGAAGTAATTTTCTAGAACCTGCGATCTTATTTCATCATCTAAGTGCTTATGTGATAGGTTACGTTTCTCACATATTTCTTTAAGAATAAACGAAACTAATTTTACAATTTGAGTTGACATCTGGTTATCAGGTTGACTAAACTTAAAGCCAATTTTAGCCAAGCCATCCTTATCCATCACACAAACAGTACGCATATCATAATAATTGATTTTTGCATTTAATGGAAGACTGTATATGGGTATAAAGAGTGGTGCCTCATCTGAACACTCATCATATATATTAACTGTGTTATCAGAATACGATCTACCGTGTGTTACTTGGTTGAATGTTTTATCAATTAAACTCGAATAAGGATAAGTATACAGATAATCACGTATAAACTTGAACTCCTCACTGTTATATCTACTATTACTTGAATTTGAATAACTATATAATGCTATGCTGTTAGACATCGGTTTAACAAACTTATTCATCACACCTAACCCCAAAGTCATATCCATTAAATAAGTATTGTATGGTTTGCCAAATAAAGTTTTAAGTGCACAAACTTCATAAGACATATTAATTAAGGTTTCATAACTTACATCATCTATTTCAGTTCCGTTTAGCAGATCATGACGTGGCACAAATAGGTGAAATTCAGCAGTACTCTTCTTCAAGTAAGGTAAGGGTACAACTCTGAATTTTCTTGTTAAGATGGGCATAACGTTATTAGTATTATAACTTGGCCTGAGCTTAGCTGATATGGTTACATTCATTGGCATTGAATTGATTAGTTCAGCCGTCAATTCATTGTCATACTGTACCATATCTTCCCACTTAGAATTATAAGCTCCGTCTCCTTTATGAGGCTTGTCATTACGTATATCGATACGGAGCAGAAAGTTAATATGTTGATTCGAGGCTGCTATTTCAGCTATACGCATAATGTCTGCCCTTGTGAAGAATCTCTTCTCATGTCTGACGATATCGACTACACTTGAATGGACATCCCTGGGGTCTATCAGTAAACAATTTTCTTTGTTCATAAATCTTTTATATAATGAATAATGATTACCAGGAGCTTCACCTATTAAAAAGTACCTTTCATGCGTCATTAAAAGTCCCTGTGTGCTCAACTGATTTTTAAGACGACCGTCATCGATAGAAGCAGATCCAGCCATCGCCCTTATTAAATGCCCACTATATATAACGTCATTATCAACTAGCTTAACGTGCCTCGGCGATGTAAACATGGAAGTGAAGTGGTCATTTTCAATTTTAGCAATGAATAAACCATCAGTTGAATTTATATGATTAATCTTATCAAACATTCTCATGTAATTACGTTTATACCTCATCACCAACTGCTCTAGCATAATTTTACGTTCATCATCAAAGTCGTACTTCCATCTGCGTGAGCAATGGTCAACAAAATCATTAATCGGGGAATTAGAACATGAGTATATGTAACCATCATATAATCTAAAACCATTTCCTTTGAAACTAATTGCTTTTATACCGTTCGGTTCTACTCCAATGATATTTGCGAAACTTGCAGCTGCGCTCCTCAACACAGCCGTCCTGTTCGCTCTTTCGGTTCCAATTTTAAAATAACCTACTTTCTGAAATAAGGCATTAGTACCATGTGGTATGACATATCTTGTGTTATTATAATTAGATTGAAACATATCACCTAAAGAATAATAAATTCTATCATTCATATTATTGTAAGTTTTAGGTAGTGTTCCATCTTCACTAACGGAATAACCAAACTCTAAAACTTTCAACAATCTGTCAAATTCTCTAACACAAGACGTATCATCCTCTACAAAAGACATAACTAACAAACGCTTTAAAATTAAACAATCTTGAAATTTTCTAC